TAAACGACTCGTTGATTGTAACACCGTTTATATCGGCCTTCGGAAAATTGTATGCACCATTGCTTTGTATACCCTTATAGTGAAACACTCTCAACCCAAACTCTTCAGCATTCTTTCGGGATACGTACGGCCCTGTTAACACACCACCATCAACGATCTTACTTTGCACGCGTTGGATCCTTCCGCATAGTATAGGTTGCTCTGCTTCTGCATCGCCAATGGTGAATGATTCTTCAACAGAGAAATCATCAGACGATTCTTTCTTTGTTCGCAATACGTAGCCGGCCACGCGCTGATCATCTATACCATCAACAGGTGAGCATATAGAAGTAATGTCGTCATAGGTATATCCTTTTGCCATCGTCTCGCGCATTTGCATGCGTACCTTTCGCGAGTTGTCGTTATAGTATATAGCGAGATTATACCTGCTTTGAAGGCCTTTAAAGAAATCGACAACGGACATATCAGGCACGAACTCATTGAGGTTGAAACTTCTTCGCCAGAATGCGAACTTGTTGTTGCCGATGAAGTCTTGTAGCAGATCAAGCGTTTGGTTGTTGTCGATGAGTATATCTTCAGTTTCCAACAGCTCGTAAAAATCACCTTCCATTTCAAAGCCGAAGTAGTCGGCAATTTTATCGATTACATACTTGAGCAACACAAAAGGCTGAAGACTGTTTACGTTCTTTACAGCTTCAGGATTGCCATTGTTATAACCCCAGTTTGCATCGTTGGGTATAATGCCGGTTGAACTTACTCCGTTGATGAGTTCACCATCGCGCGTGGTTTCGCCTGCATATAGGTTCGCGTTGAAGTATACCGGAAAGCGAAGCTTGTTGTTTGGATAGGCACCTGAAAGGTAGCCGCTGAGAAACGTTTGGAAATCGCTATAGTATGCGCTCATGTCAAACGCCTGTATCTGCCAGTTGGGTTTGTCGTTATCTGCGGTTCTAACATACAATGGTATATGTGGATCGGTTGAGTATGTTAACACGGGGAAGCCTCCAACATCTATAGTGGCCGCCATGCGCAGATGTATCTTTCCATCAATGGTTAGTTCCGATCGAGGCAGCCAGTTGTTAGTGCCTAGGCCTATGTTCGCATCGTAGTAGTTGTTAATGAGAACCGAAAGGCCGGACAGACTGTCATCAGTATACAACTCGCCATTGATCTCTAAGGAGTGCAGGTCTCCACCTTCGACCCAAAGGTTCTTGATGAATATGGATCGAGTATACGGATTTGAGCTGATGATAAAATTCTCGCTCAGGATGCTGCGGATCTTCGCAGTCTTAAACTCGCTTGATATGGAGTTTAGACCAAAAGTGAAGTATGCCGATGCACTGTTACCATTGGATGTTTTGGTTTTAATGTTACCGCTTTTGAATGGTATAGGTGCATCGATGGAACTCTCGGAAACGAATAGGCTGGCCTTCTGCAGTTGATATGCTTCATTGTTCTCAATCACATCCGGATTCTTCAACTTGGCAGCGTTGCGCGGGCTTGCTTCGCCAACCGGTATATTAAATGGCAAGGAGTAAGAACCCGGGCTCAGCTTATCGGCATCGCCAAATATAGGGTTCTCTAACTTCATTGATATGGTTGTATCGGGCGATGTTTCCAGGAAGTCGCTGTCACCCTCAAGCTTAATTGCAATCATATATCCTGTGGTGTATAAGATTCATTGTCGTATGCGTCACGCGCTTCCACACGGATGTAGCGTTCGTAGTTCTGATCGGCCGTGGTGTGATCGCCACCGGTTACTACTACCGGGTATCGCTTGCCGTTGGTTACATCATATATAATCGGGCTGGCCATGAAATCAACCAGGTACTTATGCCACGCTTCGGCCTGCTTGTCTTTTACAAAGCCGGAGCTGATAGAACGTGATACCTGCCGGGTAACTGTGTTAACAGCGTACTCGCCCTGCAGCGGATCGTAATTGTGGGGAAGAAACTTCTGCACTACATCACGACTAAAGGTTGTTTTGTCTTCTTCCTGGCCATTGAAGCGCAGCACCTGGAACGTGCCGAGTGAATCGATGAACATGAAGTATCTTCTGAGCGGATGCAGTAACGTGTTGATGTAGTACGTGCGTACTTCAGTTATAACAGTGTCGTTCTGGTTAAGCAGGCACAGCTCGTACTTGATTACTGTCTTTGTTGGATCCACCAGGTTGGCACCGCTGTTGGCTGGCCCGGTCGGTATCTGGTATAGCTCGGTATACTTGGTTCCGGTTTTTGTTTTTACCACGCTCGTGGTGTTGGTGTTGTCGGAGAAGTATACTTTGAGTTGAAGCTTCAGCGTGGTAAAGTTTCCATACACGAAGAAGTTCAGGTAATCTTCCTGCACGCGATCAACATACTTGTCGGTAGGTGCCCAGGTAAGAAACTTTTTATTCGCAGATATATAGCTGCTGAAGTAGTTGAGGTTTGGGAAATGGAATTTATCAATGCCACCCCACAACACCAGGCTGGCAACTGACGCGGTTAATGCACCAGGTGTTATGTCGGTACCGGTGAGCTCGCCTGTGTAGTTCTTATAGCGCTTGATGCGATCGGTAAGCCTTTTTATTTCCGACTCGTTGTGTGCTGGTGGCTCGAAGGTAAAGGCATCACGAAAGGCTGCGTTGAGATAGAATATAGCGTTCCCATCGCTATCAGGTGTAAGCTCAACTTTTAGTTTGCTGTTATAGTTTCCGGAGTCGGCTACATCTTCCACGCGCACTTCGTTGTATAGACGATAGTTGCTTTCAGACTCCCAGCCGGCCGTTGCTGTTTTGGAAAGCGCGATCGGGTTCTTACTATGAAATATACCATCTACTTCTACTGTGCCGGCATTAACGGTAACAACAGCAACTATAGAATTGAGTGACGCATCGCGAACAGCAATGTAGTATGTACCTGGTGCGAGGTCGGTAAAGAGGTTTCCTCCCTGCCACGTTGCGCCTGCATCCTTGGAGAATGTAAAAGGACCTCCGGAGCCATCTACAGTTATAGCAATAGCACCATCATGCACGCCACTGATGGACTCATGGGTGACAACTGTTGTGAAGGTAAATGCTACGGCACCATGGTTAACAGCGAACGGATACTCGCGATTGCAGGTCGTTAGTTCCTGCCTACGCATGCGAATAAGATATATACCCGTTGTGAGTCCCATAAACTGATGTGACAGTTGCCATATGGCACCATCTTTCGAGAACTCGTATGTTGGGCTGCCGGTGGCTACCATTTCAATAGAACCGTTGTTTGCCCCGGGTGCTGTCTCGTTCGTTACTATGGTTGCATCTTCATCGATATCAATGTCGCACGTTGGTTCTGGATCCACCGTTTCGATATACTCGTATATCTCAAATTGATCAACGAAGATCTGCCCGTTGATATTAATATCGCCAGCGTCTTCTACATGCAGCTTGATTGTTGCTGAAGGTGTGAAGTATGGATACGGTTTACCCTTTACGGACACCTCGATATCTACCCATGTATCTTTTGCCTGCAGTACGGTTTTATCAACATAGTCGAGCTGATCAACAATGAGGTATAGATTGCTGAGGCTGTTCTTCAACGACAGTACGGCACTATCTACCGCTACCGGTGCGGAAGATGGTACCCGTACCTTTGCTTTAACTATATATAGCTTCTCTGGTACCGGAACAAAGTTGCATGGAAGAAGCCCACTGTTTGCATTGGTGTTCTTTACTACCAGTGCTCCGTATAGGCCGGCAGTTTTTTGCAACGCGGATCTCGTTGCTATAAAGTCTGAATCGCTAAACCCCCATGTTGATCTGTCGGTTTCAAACTGGCCGGCATTGCCGTATGTGTTGAGGTTCCCGCTTACTATTGTCTTTGCCATGTGCTACTGCCATTTACTTTCATTATACTCAAAGCCTGACGGATCGTGGAAGGTGAAATCGAACCGGCAACCAACCATGGGCGTAGCGCTAAAAGTAAACTCGCCCATGCCGTATCTATAGGTGGTTATGCGGGTTATCAACAGCTCTTCGTTTCGATCTTTCAGCATGCGTGCAATAATGTCTTTTACGATTGCCTCGCACGCACCGTAGTAATCAAGTCGATCCTGAAACTTCGTGCTGGGAGGGGAGCCACCAAGCCATAGCGTACCGGTTTTTTCATGCAGGTAATTGTCGCTTAGTTGATCGACAATCTTTACGGGCTGCCAGGGTTCGAGCCAAAGCTTCTTACCCTTCCATGCGCGACCGTTGTTGATGGCTACATCTTCATCGCCAAATATGAACCCTTCTATCTCAACGTGACTGTTGGCGATTGCTGCAAAGTAATCCTGGTATGATTGAAAGTCGGTGAGTAAGTACATAGCGTTATGGCTTGTATTTAATGGTGAAGTATTGCTTGCTTGGTTTGAACGATGGCTCAACCCGCTGAGGAACTTCTATAGGTATATTTCGCGCTATGTCGCGGCCGGTCTTGGCCTTGCGCACCTTTGGTTGAAACACTCCGAAGCCGCGGAGCTCGATGCGTTTGCCGTTGCCTACTTCCTTCTTAACGGTTTTAAGAAAGGCTTCCACTATCAACTTCACATCAGACGTTTCGATGCCGGTCTGGTTAACAATGCTTCGTACTACTTCACACTTGCGCATGCTGTTTATTTTTTTTGGTTTGGTTAAAGTCTTTGTGCTTCTTCTCCAGGTAGTCAAGCGCTTCATACATAGGCGCTCGCTTGGCGTTGATCATGCCCTGATATGCCGGTGTTTCCGAAAGGTCGAATAGCAATTGCTTCCACATCGGCTCACTTTCAACCGGGCGTTTTTCAACTATAGCTGGTTGATCATCTTCAGGTATAGGAAACAAGTTCGGGCAGTTGTTGATGATGAACTCCTTTACATTGGCATAGGTGTGCATGATAACGAAGCGCTGATCGTTGGTAAGGATCTTACCAAGCTGCTCGCCTCGTTGCTTAACCTGGGCTTCATCAAACTGTGAAGGTTGGGTATATATTACTCCGATCATTTCATCGAGATACGCCTGAGACATTGCGCTGGGGTGAAGTGTTGGGTGAGCGTGGCGATCGTTATAGTCTTGTATGTGATACATGCTAAATAACGAATCGATATAGAAGAGCTGAATGAATGTGTGATTCTTCAACAGGTCGTCAGGCTTGTATCCGCCTACCTCCGGAAAGAAGTACCAGGGCTTGTTGTAGAAGTCGATGTCGTTAACTATATCAACAGCTTGCTCTACAGTGATCTTCGCCACGAGCGAATTGTTTTTGCGAATGGTACGCAACAGCATAATGGAATAGTAGCCACTGGCTCCGTGCATGTTGTTCGCCCGGGCGTGTAGCATCTTGTCGCGGTTGTCTATTACATGGGCAATCTCCTCGGTAGTGAGCTCCTGCCACGATGTTTTAAAAAGGTCGGTTACGTGGTATGTTTTGCCCATGGTATCGTTTCATGAAAAATTGTTTAACCTGAAGGAGCTGCTCGGCAGTGAGGTACTCATCAATGTAATCGTATATACCCTGCAAGCCATACGCAAGCCACGCAACTCGAAGCTTGTGATCGTGATTCAACTTTTCGAGCACAGGTACTTCGAGCTCGTACACCTGGTCGTCAACGAATGGTTTACCTTGTCGATCAAACTTCTGTGCCGTTAACTTCATTTCGGCACCGGTGATATAGGTTACATCTGTACGTCTGTGCTTGAACTCTGGAAGCTTGGCAGCTAGTACACCGATATAGTCTTCAATGAATTGCTGCATCATAGTATGCCCTTGAACTTTAGTATGCCAACACCGATGAATGAGAGTATAGCAGCTGCGGAAAACCAACGGCAGAATATATCGATCTTCCTGGTCTTGTACTCGATTCGAGCTTCAGTGTTCTTCTCTTCGCGCAACCTGGTTATTTCTTTATCCAACACTTCAACAGCAACCTGCAGGGAGTCGCAACCGCCTTTTACTTCGAGTGTTCCGTCAGGCTTTACTTCAGCCTCAACGTTCGCTCGGTTGCCTTTACTCTTTGCTTTAACCTTAGCAGGTTTCGGTTTATGAGTTACGCTATCGCACTCGATGATAGTTGTGGTTGATATAGTAGCACCAGGTATATCTTTCATCACAATGCGTGGCTTCAGCTCGATGTGGGTCGAATCTTTAACGCTGCTGGCTGTATGCAACTTCTTGCTGCAGGCGGTGAATGTGAGTAGGAGTATGGTTAGGGCTATATATTTCATGCTAGTGCTTTTTTACATTGTTTCCAAAGTGCCAGGCGATCGTTCCAACCGTTGAGGCCTCCGTTGATGCGCTTGGTTATTTTCTTGAAGGCTTCTTCGTTGTCGAGATCTGCGATCTCATTGAGACCGCGCGTGTGCCAGAACCAGCCGGCCGATGTTGCGGCATACAACGGTTGCTCTAACAGTTCGGGGTGATTGACGAAATCAACTTTAAAGTGATCCGTGAGCGCCTGATAGTTGGCCTTCCCGGTTATCTGTATGAGTCCACGGCCTTTATATTTCTGTCCATCGCCATCAGCTTCAGGAGTATTGCCCAGGCTCTTTGCTTTGCTGCCAGTGTCATAATCTTTACCGGAGGCTATCTCTTTCACATAGGCGAGTGATCCGCTTTCGTGCGCGATCTGTGCAAGAAATGCGGCCATGCGTGGTTTGGTGTTGATGTTGAACAACTGCATAACATCGTTGAGAGGTTGCAGGAACTTATCGATGCTTTTGCCAGAAGCGAAGGTGAGGCAGGCTTTAAGTTGATCGCGTGTCATTGGTATTTGGTGTATCGTTCTACGGCTTTTACTACTTGACTTTTGAGTTGCTTAACTTCTTTTAGCGCTAACTCCAAGTACATCTGCATGTGGGCGGATTCTATCTTCAATTCCATCAATGCCAAGTTCAAAAGACCTTCTATGCGACATATAAATGGCAGGAGATCTATGTGGTATATTTCGTTGATGATCTGCCGGAGCAACGACCTGTTTCGCCACGCCCACCGGAGTATGATTACGATAAAGAATAAGGAAGCAGAAAACCCTAAGGCTGCTCCCAACAAGAAACTTAACCAGTGCATTTAACATAGTCCCTCACTTTTTATCCATACTATATTTCTGCTTCGCCCAGATGATGAACACCGAGGCCGTATTGCTGCCGAGTGTGCCGCTGAACACCATGGCATACTCTACAACTTCATAGTGCACGCCTGCTAGCGTCTTCATCAAGATCATATATACCATGGTGAAGAAGCAACCGAGTGCCATGAACATGAACAGGGCTTCCCATATCTCGGAAAGATCTGGCCGTCTGTTGTCGCCTTCTATACCTTCCTTCAGCCACCGTCTGCCAGACCGTTTCAGGATCATGATAACAGGCGGGATGACTACCAAGCTAAGCAGTATAGCGGTTAAGAAGTCTTTCCAGAATTGTGTGTTCTTTTCAGGCATGGGTGCTATACGCTAAAGTGTTTGTTGCATGGATCGTTATCGACTTGATAGCGGGGAATGCTTTTGCTCTTGCTTGTATAGCATGGGCTTGCCTCGATGAGCGGATAGGAGGCAATGTTATCAACTATAAACTGGTCTACCTTATCCCAGTCGGCCTCATAACCATAGTCACCAGCCTTCAGAGAGTTCAACAGGTTGTTTACTTCCTTCTCCTGGGCGGATGCCTTTTGCACTACGCTGTCGTTGGTGCTGTGAATAGTAACACCTTCGTCCGTAACGCTCACACGGATGGATGGTATAGTAAGCCACAGTGCCTTTTTGGATATATAGGGCTGTAGTAAGTTGATCAATGCGGTGTTTGCAGGTGTAAGCGAGCCGGTTTTGATCTGTTGTACTATCTCTTCGTACTGATCAGCACACAGCAAGCGCTTCACTTCGTTCTGTTCGATCTCACGAATGCGTTTCTTCATTCGGAGAAATACTCTGCGGCTGTCGTTGATGTCTACATACTGGCTTGCGATCGCTGTTTTATAAACGATATAGCCTTGCATGGCCGTGTTAGCGTCAGCATCGCTATACCAGTCGTTGTATTTGCTCGATGTGGCATTCTCTTCAAGAAATTCGAGCAGGTCATCGGCCCACTGATCGGCCTGGTTGATGTAGTCAAGCTTCAGCTCGCGCGTTTTCCAGCGTGGAGCCGGCCGAGAGTTGGCACCGAACTGTTCTTGGATACCCGCTTCACCGAGACTCACGCCTACATGCGTTACAGACTGATAGCCGGTATAGTACGCGAGCGCTCGTTGCACGAAAGGAAGTAACGCAAGGTTGTCGTTGTTCATATCAACGTTATTACCTTCTGCGTCTGTGTGATCGGTATAGTCTGCGAGCAGGACAGGGTATAATTCTCCGAGTAAACCTTTAATGAACTTGTCTTCTGCTTCCTTGATATAGGTTAGCAGTGTTGCAAACTGCATGTTCTCATCAACGAGCAGGTACTTGCGGACTTCGGTGGTGGTTTTGAAGAGTGGCATTAGGCTTTCGGAATGAGTTTTACCACACGCGCTATTTCATTCAGGTGCAACTTTCGTTGCCTGCGATTTATCTTAATCGAGTCTTTGAGTATTTCGATCGTACGAAGTGAGTGAGCTATCGAATGGTTTGATTCTTCAACTTGGAGCATCAATGATGCTTTATAGTTGTTAAGCCTTTGCTTATAGTTGCCTTCAATTTTCTTTGCCATATCAGGTAGTGGTTGGTGATTCTTCGTTTTGAACTACGGTACCGGTCTTCGCCTTATCAGTTGTTTCCAGGAACACATCGCGGTAGCCCATGTGTATATCTTCGTCCCAGCCGTTTACGCGCTTTACCATCTCCCATACTTCGAGAGTGGTCTGGCGCGGTATAACTGTGCGGAGCTGTACGTGTAGGTTATACTTCTCACGTGTGTCGGAGCCTGAGCCAACGTTTAGCGACTTGCTCATGCGCAATCCGGAGAGTGATGGATCTACACCATGGGCGGTACATATAGCGGCAGCGGCTGTATCGTACGCTACCGTCCAAGCGGTGTCTTTCAGGTCGTTTGTAAGAGGGGTGATCTTCCAACCTGGTAGTGGTTGGTTGTTTTCATCCACCGCGAACTTGGTGTAGAAGATCTTCGAAGCGTTCTCGGCACCGGCAAGGCAGTTGTCAATCTGTGTCTTGAGGTCTTCTTCAGCGGCCTTGCGTGCTTTCTGGCATTCGTCAAGACTGTTATACATCCGCTCAGGGTATAGATCGATGAAATACTGTTCCGGTATCTCAACATGATACTTGATGTTGACGCTGTTGGTGATGTTGGCTAGTATCCACTGCGGTATACCTTGCGCAACTTCGAGCCATTTAAAGTTTGATTGCCAGTATGCAGTCGGGTAGTAGTCGCGATCTATACTCACGAGCTGATGCTTGTATAGTGCGTTAGGATACTTGAATGGATCGAGCGGATCGAACACCGGAAGCACTGCTATATCTTCACCTTCAGTTGCGTTGGGCCAGTTACCACTCACATAGTAGGCAGGTATACGACCTGTCTTTGGATCGCGCTTGCCGGCACGCACATCTTTTGTACGTATCCAGTTGATGCGTACGATCTTATTGCGCGACTTGTTAAGTATATATTGGCAGTAATAGAAAGTAAACCACTCGTAGTCTGATATAATGCCCTGCTGCTGGTTAACCAGGTCGTTCACGATGATGAACTCTTTTATCTCCGAAGGAAGTTCTTTGATTTTGATAGGTGTAATCACCTCAGTTCCGTTCACAATGTCGGAACGATAGAAGTATATACCTTTCCCATAGTGCGCTTCGATCTTGAACTTTAAAGCACCGGCAGAAGTCTCCTGTTCCATGTTCTCATTGATGATAACCTGGGGTAAGTCGTTCTTCTTTCCCCATAGTGCCCATGGTTTTCCGGAAGCAGACTGCTTCGTGTTCTTTGTATCGGGTTCAACCTCGTGCTTGGTTATCTGAAAGACCGCATTCTTGCCGAATGAAACACCCGACTTTATTTCAGCATCCAATTGCGCTTGTGTTTTAGTGCGTTGTGTTTCCATCAGTGATATACTCTTAACCAGGTTGTTGAATCGTGATCGCGAAAGCCGTAGATCATACACACTTTCGGAGTGATAGGATGGTCCGCAGATACATCGCGCAGCATAATGATACCATTACGCTTCAGGTTGATCTCAGCACGACCGCGGGAGTCGACACGCTCAGGTCTGAGCTTCGGAGACTTCACGTTTTTGCGGCACTCGCGAACATTCTTTTTGCCGTTACGATCGATGAAGGCTACACCAAAGTATTTTTCAACCAAGGTTTGCTCATCGTACGTGTCGTTAAGCTTCTTGAGCACTGTGGCGATATCTATTTTACCATTGAAAATCACGGTAGCAAAGATTAAAACACCACATTCGAGTTCGTAGGACAGTAATTTTCAGCCGTAAAATCGGTCGATTTCCGGTTTTGAATTTTACTATACAGTGATCGCTAAATATTTAGTGTTTCATCCACGACAAATGAGGTTCAATTTGCCACGCTGCAGTCCCGGGCGCCTTATCGCCACGGCGATCGCCAACGAAAAAAAAGTGAGAAATATGAAATCATTGAATCAGTTGCCGAACGAAACAGGCGATTGATAGTGTGGTTGGTTTACCCGCTTGTTGTATCCAAACCAAAGGCGGTAGTCGTGTGCATCAGTGACGTGCGTGGCATGCTGTTGCTTGATGCGTGGGTTACGCTCAGAGCCTTTATCTTTCTTGCCATCCTTCATTGGTGCAGACTCAAGCGCGATGCGCATATCCTTGCAGTTGTTGGCGTTGTACATTACTCGAGGCAGCGCGGGATCTTCCGCCCGGTGCAGGGTACTGATGAAGTTATGACGTGCCAGGTACTCAGCGTCACCGGTGCGCTCTTTGATTACCGTCCACCCGTTCTTACGAAGTATATCACTGAACTCCTTGAATAGATTGTCCTTACTATTAGCCTGGCGATCGTTGCCCGACTTATCACCATACTGGTGCACAACCTTCTTCTTGTGGTGCTTGTAGTATTCGCAGAAGTCGTTAGCTATATCCTTGTGAATGCGAGGGTGATTGCTATACATATAGTTGATGAAGCGGACAGTGTTACCAGGTATAGTAAAGTTCTCGTTGATATATACCTCTTTCATACTGTGCTGGTCGATGGTGATACAGTTGAATGCACCCCAGTCGTGCGATATATTAATGGCTGCTTGTGGGTCGCAGTCTTTATCCCACCGGCTGTCTTTCTTCTTGCCATCCAGGTTCATGCCCAGGTTATCGATATAGTTATACTCGTAGCTATCGGTATACCAGTGCTGATCGGTGAGGGACGGATAAAACAAACTACCCATCTGCCGGATGCGTTTATTCATCACCTCGATCTGGTATATCAATGGAGGCATTTGTCGCTTCCACATCTTCAGCACCTTCTCTGTGAGGATCTCTGCATTATCCCAGCTGGTACCTTCGATATAGAATATATTGTTATCGGGGTTTTTCGCTTCGACCTCTTTGTTGAGTAACCATTCGCCCATGGTACCATAAGGCATCGAGCTGGTGAACTCCTGCGAAAGCCAACCTTCGCAGTTCTGCAGTATAGGATGTGACCCACGGATAGTAGGCGTAACAATCTGCGTGAATTGCTCTTCCTTGATCAATAGGGCTTCATCGGCGATTACCCAGTCGTAGTTACCACCACGAATCAATTGAGGCCTGTCCATCGAGCCAAACACGATCGTAGCACCGTTCTTCCAAGTGATTACATTTTCGTATCGATCTGGCTTTTGATACGGGCGTGCCCAAGAGTCCGGAGGGCGTTTTCCGATAACAAAGTCTTCGCCCTCGACATATCCGAACCACTCCCATGCACTCTTCATTGGTAGCAGCGTGCTGGTAAGGATCTGCGTGTAGGTCGCCCCTATAAATAGCCCTCGTGAACGTGGCATAGCGGCCACCTTCACCATTACACTGATACCATTAACAAACGACTTGCCGAAGCCGCGGCCGGCTATTAGCACCTTGATGAGCTGCTTGGCCATGAGGTATAGCATGGCCACCGGATTAAGATAGAAATTCGGTTTAGGCGTCATGCTATGGCTGTAAATTCTATTGGTACACTAACAGAAATACCGACCTTAAAATCGATGGTAAATTTGTGATGCAGATTAATACAATCAACGTCTGCAAGTAGGCGTATAGATTTCTGTAGCTCGCTAATACAATCAAGCTCGATAAGTAGGCTGGTAATTTTATGTAGCGCGTTAATACAATCTGACTCGCTAAATCTTTCTCTAACTTTCTGTTGTTCGTTAATACAATCTGAGAGAAGATTTAGGTATCTAACTTTCTGTTGTTCGCTAATAGAAATTTGGTCGCTACATCTTATCCGTAAGTCTGTTAACAGGTTACAGAAAAATACCTCTGCAATTGACTCGGTAATTGTATTACGCATTGTCTGATTCTTCTGGGGTTATATCAATCGCATTTGCACGCTCCGCACGTTTGCGCATCTCTTCCATTTGCTTCTTGAGAGTCTCGGGGTCGGCATTAAACACAATGGTCTGCGGTTTCCATCGTCCTGGATCTGCTACATCATGATTCTTCAGGTCATTGAGCTCGTTATACTCTTTGATCAGGCGAGCAGCAGATATATGCTTGCCCTTCTTCATTGCCTTACTGATTGCATTAACAAGCCATTCGTTTGACATGGCACGCATGGCAGCTTTTGTTTGCTTGGTTCTGTCACCGAACAACTGCTTTGCATATCGAAGGTCTTCGTATGCTATACTTTCTTTTATAGTATAGCCATTGTCTTCACACCATTTTATGTGAGCGAGAACAGCCTTTCTATCCGTAAGTATATCATTGCCCAGGTACCCCCAGATGTTTACCAGTCGGTTACGGATCTCTTCCTCCTTAGGCTTCAGTTCAATTGTATTCTTCTGATCGTAGTAGAATTTCCAAATGCGTTCAAAGGTGTCATCGTTCGCCCGATTAGCAGATCGGAGTACCAATGCTGTTTCACCTGAAGCAGCTATATCTTTCTTCCTTCTCATGCACGGCCCTCCATTTTCTTAATACGCATGTCTACATCCTCGTACATCGCGTTGCATTGTTCGAGTTCCAATTGCCAGTTAGCCAGTTGTGAAGGCTTCACACTCTTTGCCGATGGCTTTAGCTTCGCCTGCAGCTTGCAACGTTTATCAATAAGCTTTCGCTTCTGATCCTTCAGTTCGAATAGCGTGAACTCATGCTGCGGCTCTTGCTTTACTTCCGGCAGGTGACCATGTTGTTTTACATAGGCGATTTTATCGTAGTATTCCTGAAGCGGAATGCGATACGATTCTATCTTATGGTATATATTTCTCAGCTCACCTTCATCAGCACCATCCTCAACCATGGTGCAGATCTTCGAGCTTAGTTTATTTCGCTCCATGCGCACATCAGCATACTCGCCTTCTAATTGATGAAGTAGATTGGTTTTGGAATCATATCTCTTAAACTTCTGAACCACATCTACAGACAACGGAACATCTGGTATAGATAAAGCCTCATCAACAACACCATGAGTAGCTATTCCTGGTGATTTATAACGCATCTTAACCTTCGGCAGCGGCTTTGGTGTATTACGCTTGATCTCTGCCTCTTGAAGTACCTTCTTTACATTGATCTTGATCATGCCACAAACCTACCTGCTGGCGATCGCCAGTTATAGGACAATAAAAAAAGCCACCCTGTTTACCAGGATGGCTCTGCCCAAACCTAAACCTAACGTATCTACATCTTGATCAATATACCACGTGCAGCCAGCTTATCAGCCTGTACAGTGGATATAACATTCAAATCTATAAGTGATCCGGTGGCAGTATCCAGGAACACACGTACGGTACCTGGTGCAACCTTATAGTTCGATGCTACATCAGCCGGCAGCTGCAGCGGATCAAGTGGCGAAGGCTTCTTCGCAATGTTATCTTCGAGTGTTTGCTTCAACACTTCTTCCTGGTTCTTCAACTCAGGCGACTTTTCAAGTTGTGGTTTCATTTATACAGCAGGTGTTAAGGGTATAGTGCCTTTGTAATATATAGGCTCGTGGTTAGCACTATGCTTGAACTGAAAGGTTTTACCTCTTCGATCAGCACGAGCAGATCCAGTAGTTCCGGAAGAGCTTTCCAGATATGCCGGTATATCACCGGTCAACACATCGGTAGTCTCATCAAAGCTACCTATACCCAACGCGCGATAGCTACCATTGGTATCCTTACAGATGATAACGCAAGGAGTGTTTAACGCGAATCGTTCGAACTCTGCTACGTTCTGCTTGCTTCCAGGAAAGAAGAACTCCAACAGGTTCTCTTTGCTTTTACCATCACGGTCTCCCACGGTAGTATCTTCAAGCTTACCGGTCTCAGCAGTGTGGTATATCGATATAAACTTCTTGCCTGTCTTGCATACGAAGTTGCCGGTGGTATCGAGTTTACCTGCAGCTGAAGCCGTGGGGAAGGTGAGTATATCTTCAATCGGACAATAGTATATGTTTCCGATTATACCGCCCATGTTCTGCTGTCCCTGGTTCCATTCGAGGTTGGCAAGTGTGAAGAGCAGCGAACCCGCTGGTGCGGACTTCGCTGCAAAAAATGCTATCACACTTAAACCTATGGCAACATACATGAAGGGAAGAGTAGTGGCCGCGCTGATCAGCGCAGCCACCACCAGGATAAAAAGGCAGGCGGTTAGAATTGTAATTTTATTCATCGCTCGGATCTCCTTTCAATCTACGAGTTCAACAATGCCGCTCTTGATAGCTACCAGCTTCGCGATAACTTCTTCGTTCTCGCTTTTGATAACCTCTTCAGCTGTATACTCAACATTGTCGATGTTGAAGCGTGGACAAGTGAAACGGTACTTTAATACCTCACCTGTTTCATTACCATCATCATCAACTTCGTCAACTTCGAAGATCAGCTCTTTCGGCTTTTCTTCTGCTGCAGCTGTTTTAGCTTTCGCTTTGGCTTTCTTCAGGTCGCCCTTCAATGCCTCGTTCTGAGCTTCCAGCTCTGCTATTCTTTGCTCAGCAGTTAGCCCTTGGCCCTCTGCTGAATCTTTAGTCTCTTTCATGTAGCGGTTTTTTTTTAAGCCTGGTCGCCTACTTTAATTGCTGCGAGATCTCTGATCTGCCAACCGATAACGAACTTGATACCAGTCTTCAAAGTATATACATCTTCTACTACTTTGATATCGTTCATGTCACTCAACAAATCAGTACCCATGATCAGGTTCTCTTTTGGAGTACAGATCAATCTGCGCGAACCGTTCATCCAGGTCACGGGCTTAATGGTACACTTACGACCTGTTTCAGGAAGGTATAGGTCTCCGGACGGACTAGCGTCTTCCTTAGTATACTTGGTATTCTCGCTCAATCCATCAAGTAAGAATTCGTAGTCGGTATAGCTACAGAAGATAACAACACCAGCTTTCTTGTACGCGTCACTCTGTGCGCGGAACAACTTCTTAAATGCAGTCTTTGCAGTAGCACCATCGGTGATAGCACCAGTTGCAGTAACTGAAATATTACCAGCTAAGATCTCTTCAGCGATGATCGTACCTAAGCCTTTTGCAATTACGATCGCAGTAATGTCTTTCCATTTATTTGGAGCGGATACAGGCGATTCGCCCGCTGCAGTATTCACAATACATTTGTACCACTTGGTAGGAGCACCCGCACCGGAAGAGAATGTTACGTAGCTTGTATTCGCTGTATATGTAGCAGCGCCACTATATGCAGTTACTGTAAGTGATGACAGATCTAAACCGAAGTATGCAACTTCATCGTTGATCTCAGCACCAAGCGACTTCATTACCTCAGCCCAAACATATTGTTCGAACGGTATAGTCTTCTTGCTTGCGCCAGATCCTTTTACCTGACTTGCCATCCAGGTAGCGCGATAGTCTTCCGGATCGATCAGTAAATCCCTCTTACCAACTTTAACCTCAAGTACGCGTGGTGTATATACCAGGTCACCGGTGTCAGGTTCGTGAGTACCACTATAAGGTCTCGCACCTTTCTTAACACGCAGCTTGGTAAGGTTAAGCTTCTTTTTAACGTTAGGTATAACCGTAACATCATTGGCTATATCCATTGAGTTTATGAGCGTGCTGAATAGCTCTTGCTCATACTCACCAGGGAATGCAGCGAGTGCAGAAACATCTGCTGCAGCCACAAGGCTTACGCCTGCCGGTACGTGGCTATACTTGTCTATTACCTTACCCCCAACGTATACAACGCCTGCTCCAACTGCCGGATTGAAGCCTGCCAGAAACGCAATGAAAGCGCCTGCCAGTAGCGGAAAAATTTTGTAGAATGAAATAGTCGTCTTCATGTGATTATAAAAAATTGTTGTTTAGTGCCTTTGCATACTTCTCTGCTTCGATAGTATCAGAGCTCTTGTCACCTTCTTCCTGCTCATCATCTTTCGAGATAACAGTAGTGCGGTTGCCGGCAGGTTCAGCATCAAGCTTCTTCTGCAGCTCAGCCTTTTCGTCTGCCAGTTTCTTGTTGTCAGCTTGAAGTGAAGCAAGCTTTTCATTGAGCGATTTGATTTCAGCTTCCTGCTTATCAGCGCGCTCGTTAAACGCTTTCAGATCTGCATTCAACTTTGTGATTGCAGCTGCATTGTCTTCCTTCTTTTCAGAAGCTGAAGCATCAGTTGAAGACTGTTGAACAAGTGACCAGTTGTCATCTTCAGTAACAGCCGGATCGGTAGGAGGCTCGTTGCCCTGGTTGTTATCAACCTTCGTTTCAAACTCACGCATGTTACCATCGGTATCAGCGTGTGTACAAATTGCACCATCGCCTGAGCCATCAGTGTTATACACTGCATCTTCGGTCCACTGTGGTGCGCTTCCAGCTGCCGCATCACCTTCTGCAGCAACTTTCTTCGAGCTGTTCTTCTTGTGGAAGGTGCTCGCGCGTTTCGTATTAATTTTCATTGAATCCTCTTTTGATTTATTGTTGTTGGAAGTTGAGGCAGGTTTTGTTGCTGGCATGGATGCTGCCAGGTTGATTGCATCTTGAAGGGTTCCTTTACTATCAGCAAGCCCGTTTGATATAGCTATATCTGTCGGGTACATCTTGCCGGTAAACATCTCTTTGTCTTCCTTCAGCTTGTTACCTCGGCCACGCTTTACATCGGCTATAAAAGCATCTACACCCAGGCGCAGATCTTCATTAAGCTCGGCACGCACTGCTTTCGAAAGCGGTTCGATGTAGTTGAACAGGGCTTTGTTAACACTCTGCGGTGCACGTATAATCTCAATGCTGGGGAAGCGACCAGAGTCAATCAGGTTTTGAATGTTCTCGCTTACTATGAGTGAACCTATAGAACCAACCTCGCTATCGGTAAGGCTGTTCATCATAATATGCTTGTTCTGGCTTGCCATATAGTAGTGAGCACTGGCAGCCATACCATCTACGAAACCAACGTTGTTGAGAGGGTAGTTGAAAATGTTGTGTGCTATTTCCGGAGTTCCATCGTGGCTACCACCTGGTGCATTGTTATAGTGAAACACTACACCGGCTATCTCCGGGTTCTTCAGAATCTTCGTCATCTGATTCTGATGGTCACGCATACCGTAGCTACACGCATCGCCATTTTTGGTAATGGCACCCATCATGGTTATGATGGCCACTTTCTTACCGTTACGCGCTTTCGCTACACGGTACGGAGGTACGCCATCATAATCATATACTATATCGGCATCTACACCGGCATAGAAACTTTTGATTACTTCATCATGCTTTTTGCGGTTTTGTTCGTAGAATTTTTCAAGCGTTCCCTGTTCGATAGAACGCATAATAATGGGAGCCATGCGGCTCGCAAAGGTGGGTTCGATCAACCAGGTCTTGTAAGAAAGTATTCCGATCATGTGGGCAGCAAGGTGTATACATTGATGCCCATCGCTTAGGACACTGTTTTTTGGCGATCGCTAGTTACTGGAAATGAACTGCTTTAGTGATGCTATAGCGAGGATTGATACGTGTTCCAGCCTGTATATAAATCACTTGCTTCGGACACCAACTTAGAGCCTGCGAAGGCCATAGATATTTGTCGGCCAGAAAAGCTTTGTTTGGTGCCGCCTACATTCAAACAACACAGAGTCATTGTAGCATTTGGCAGCCCCTTGGTGTTATCACCACTGTTTTGAAATAATGCACCATTAAGGTATGCGAACTTGGAGGTTAAATTATCGCGTATACAATGCCAAAGTCCTACCGGAGAAGCGACTGCTGTCTGTCTTGTAAAATCATCATTAACGCGAACCCCAACGGTACCTGCTATACGTCCATGTATATATGATGAAATATTGTTTCCTAGTGTGGCGCATCCCATTTCTACCCAGGATTGAGAAGTAGATCCAGAGTTTATTTTACATCCGTAAGATGCATCGTTTAATGTATAATGTACTCCATGAATAGAAGGATTCCAGCTTGAATCCAGGTAAGAGTCTATTGCGTTGCCAGTCCAACCCTGATTCGAAGCGAACGCCGGAGAGTTAACAGCTGTGAGTTCATACAATAGAGGGTTGATCCAATTAAGCCTTGAGAAATCAGAACTCCCGTCTGTAGCGAGTATATATAGAATGTCGAGCTTTGCCCATATACCTTTATTAACCAAGTATACTACCAGGTTGTTCTGAAGCGTTTGCACTCTGGGCGATGGAAGTGTATATCCAAGTGCCCTGGCGCGCTCCAATATTGCCCGGTAGTACGGATGGAAGTGTTGATTGATTAATATAGGTGTTTGAGTGAAGTTGAGCATATACTATCTGAAGGCGTGTATCTTGAAAGAGTCGTCTACACCGATACTGATCTGGTCGGAGGTAACAAACCACTTTGTTATAGCATCAAGACCTGCAGGCGTAGTAAGGTCCCAGTCTTCAACACCATTCGTTTCAGGTATAGATACAGCACCGTTATATATACTCAACCAGGTACGCGCGAAGTTTACGTTATCAGGAACGAAACCTTTCTGGTGTATCTCAGTTGCGTAAGCCTTCAGGTGGCCTAGTTGCAGTGCGGTTAAGTTTACTGAATCCGCGGTACCGTTAAAGTCGTACCAATACTTCGCGTTGATGAGTGCCCGTATCTCGAGGGTACCAACAAAGTTGCTATGCTTGGTGAGCTGTAGCTTTTCAAAGAGGTTAATTGCTCTGTTCGACATAAGTGAGAGGGTCTGTTTTTTTATTTTTTAAGAGGATGTTGCTGCGTCTGTTGTTAGGGTTAAGGTTACACCGATAAGCGCTGCGAGCGCATTTAAGTTATCTGCCGCATCGGTCGGATCTCTGTCTATCTGAAATACTATGAGGTCGCCATCAGCAGGAGCTCCGGATATTGTTACAGCTGCTGTATAGTCTGTTGCCCGCCTGGTATCAGTAGCGCCAATGGCATCAGTTACACTTTGGCGTGTGCCGAAAGCTGTAGTTAATGCATCGCCATCGGATAACGATGTGCCGCTAATTCCCCACACAGCGCTGCCGGTACCAGATGTAGCCATCCAATGAAACTTCGCAGTAATGGTACCATTGTTCCAGTTACGCGGAAGCACCATTTTAAACTGTGCAAACTGTTGTACTGATGAGTCGAAGTACAGCACATCAAGATTTATTTTCGATGTGGCGTTCTCATATATTGTTATCTGCGAGCAGCCGTTCGATGCACGCGGAGTAAATGCACCACCTGGTATATATAGGTCTTGTGTGCCTACAACTTTGCTATGCAAGCCGGCCGGAGTTACTGCTTTATTGCTGATTGCACCGGTGATGGTTTCCGGAGTGGTAGCAAATATGTTCGATATCTGCGTTTGAATTTTACCAAGCGCGCCAAGCACCGTGTCGGTTGCAGATATAACCGCGTTCGTGGCCAGATCGAGGCCCGTTAATATAGTTGCCCTTACACGTGCTGCAGTGAAATATAGGTTTGTAGAACCTTCCGGAAGTTCATCTGTGGTTGTTGCGTTGCTTCCCGGGTTACCTTCAATCCATCCATCTTCTGCATCCCAGTTGTAATTCTCAACATCAGAGCCCGCGCCAGCATCTACCTGGGCATAGTCGCCAGGGCTTGCTGTGGGGTGAGCTGTTTGCAGAGCAACAAGTGTGGTATACTTACCCAGGTACCGATCGTTATAATCAACTATATCAAGCTTCTGATCGAGAGCGGCTTGTTGTGCTGTAGATACCGGCTTATTTACGTCAGAAGTATTATCAACATTGCCAAGGCCAACATCACCTTTCGTTACTGTTACATCTGCACTTAATGCATGGCCGTTAACAGTGCGGGTAGTTGGCACAAAGCTTCCACCGGCAGCACCTATACGCTCCCACTTTCCGGCAGTAATTTCGGTTTCAATGTTGGTTGAATTGAATGGACGAACCGGATCCAGCAACACATATAGTCCGCGGCCATCAACACTATGGTTATGGAACACGATGATGAGACCAGGACCAAACACACCGGCAGCCCACTCGGGTATAGCAGCTGATGCGCTCGCACTTACTTCCTTCCAATAGTCATTTTCCGTTACCAGCGGGTCGGTAGGCGGTTGGTGATTAGTGTTGTTATCAACCTTTGTTTCAAAGATTCGCTTCTTACCATTGGTGTCAGCCCAGGTGCAAAACTTACCGTCTCCGGTACCGTCAAGTTTAAAGTTTGCAGTTGATTCCCACTCCGGTATAATATCCGCTATCTCAGATGCGAAGTATGCAATTACCTTCAATACTGCTTCGAGTACTTCAGCGGCAGACACTCTGTTGTTGCCAACGCGTGTAAGTAATGTTGTAACCGAGTTGGTTAGTTCTTGCAGTGTCATACGTTGCTGATTAATTCAAAGTCGAAAGTAAAGTCAGTATCTACCAGCAGTACATCACCTGGTTGCATGCTAGCTATAAGAGTGTCGTCATCCCATTTAACAAGGGCAGGTGTTGCGCTTGGCGATGAGCCAGGCACAAGCGTAAAGGTGTGCTCGAAGTCGCTCGTTACAATTAGTTGATTGCCCGGAGCAAGCGTAGCTATAACTTCACCAGTAGTGAACTGCACTACGGCCACGGTACCATCTTCCGGCTGCTCTGTTATAGTGCCGGTGTAGAAGTATATATTATCGGGGCCGTCAAATGCGAATGAGCATGAGTAGAAGTTTCCGTCTGCATGCTTGCCGCCACTGTCCTGGTCGTATCGAAATATTAGCGGCCTGTCGTTGGTACCAAACAATTTTGTTATACCATTTCCATCACGATACGCAACGATGAGTGCATCGTCTTCAGCGATATCGAACATGGATGATAACTCTTGGCGATCGCGTGGAGCTAAAAAAGTGAGTGCATTGCTTTTGGCTGCACCTTCTCGACTGCTTCGACTGGTACTTTTGGTGCGAGGGGTTTCCGTGGTTACATCCCACTTAACGAAGCCTGTGCCGGCTTTAAAAACAATATCGCCATCTATAGTTTTATTGATGGGATCGGGTATGCTCAGTATGTCATCAACACGGCAAACGTATAGCGTTAGCACGCCACCCATGTTGCCTTTGCCGTACGGTCGCCTGATGTTCTTTAAGTAACTCACGATGCAAAGGTGTTTTCTCTGCATCGGAAGCTTTAGGACACCACTTTTAAAACACCACCGACAAAAGTGGCGTTATAAAAGGACAAAAGTGGCGCACTTTTTTTTACCTGTAAAGAAATCTATGCGGAAGGATTATCCAAACGGAACGCGTGTCAGGCTTCTATCATCCGGATTAGAAGGAATCATAATCGATCGGGAAGTCGATTCGCTCGAAAGTGTTAAGTATATAGTCGAGATGGCTTACGGTGAAACCAGGTTGTTGGCATACGATTACCTGGCTCCGAACGATCATCCTATACAGGCAATGCTTGACGCATGGAATGCAGAAGGAAAAGCGAAGGGGTTTACATCCATATTCGTTGGTGTTACCAAAGAAGGCACCTGGACGGCCTTCTTTGGTAAATCACCTGGAGACTATGCACGAACCGCTCGGGAGCACCGCGATGTAAAGTTTAAGTACTACTGGGTGCTACGCAGCTCGTAATGACGATCGTTTCTTTCTTTTTATGTCGTTGTATCGCTGCCATACCTTATAGGCTGCATCAAAGCTATACTCGCTATCGTCAATTTTCATTTCGGCAAGAAAGCTCTTGCATGCTTCGTTGGCTGGCGATCCGCCCTTTGTCTGTGCCTTCACCCACATGATAAGCGACTCACGAAAGTAATTTTCAATTTCGGTGTTAATATATACCAGTCGCTTCATGTTTGGCGATCGCTCGCGCATATCTTCCGTGAGCACTACTTGAATGCGGGCCGTATAGGTATATAACACATTATCGAATCTATGCGAACGCGTTTCTTGCAGTACCTTTATTATGCATCTGCCGAGCATTTGTTTCTCGGTTACACGGATGGGCTCTTCATCTACATCCATCACAAACAATACAAACTTCTTCAAATGTGGTTTAATCGGAATCTTTACCGTTGCAGGTGCGCTCATAGGTTAGTGTTTAAAAAATAGGGTTAGAGAGTAATTACATTTTCGCTTTCGGTTTTTCTTCGCAGTCGCATTCGCCTCGATCGCCTCATGTCCATGTCTTCGCAGGTTATCTGGTTGTAGAAGAACAACGCGGCAAAGAATAGTCCGAAGATCTTCTCATGTAGTTTAAACTCCTGGATGCGATCAATCAGCCGTTCGCTGTTCTTCTTTATCAAGTCTGCTATATCCTCATCTGAAACGAGGCCTTGCTTCTTCAGATTAAGTATACCTTCGTAACTGGTTTTAAATCCACCGAATACGTGATCGAATAAGTAGTCCATCGATCGCTTGCTCATCATCTTGGGTTTCACTTCCTAATTATTGGTTATAGTGAAACCATTCAGCATGTTGAATAAGTCGAGCATCATACGCACGTTCTCATCGTCAGCATTAAAATCAAATTGCACTTGGCCATTCGGTAACTCGGTTCGTTCGCCTTGCAGCATTTGAACCCCAAACAGGTCTAAGAACTTCGGTACCATAGGTGGGTTCAACGTAAGCCGGCAGTTGTACTTGCTTCGGCCGTTGGATCTAGTAATTGATGTGAATGTTCCCTTCATATAAATCTATAGTTTCAATTGTCCTTTATCATAAAGCTGCTGGCGATGTTCGTTAAGCCGCGATAGCTTCTCTTTGTTGATCTGCAAATAGTCGCTCACATACTGTTGCCAGGCTTCTGCAGATGATGGCTTCATTCCGGCCAGATCTTCGGCCAGGCGCTCCTGGCTCGGAAAGGTGACACGTTCGTGCCGGTGGCTGAAGAAACCAGTAAGATCGCGACCCTTTATCTGGATCACATCGACCAACAGGTTTCCAACCAGCTTGTACATGATCTGCTGGTCATGATTGGCGTAGTAGATTGTCTGTTCCATATAGTTTCTATCATTTAGGATATGTGTTTGCGTTCACTTTGTTCCCTGTGTTCCCGCATGTTGATAATCACCGGTTTAAGTGTTCCCGGAGTGCGGGAACACTTTCGTCCTGTTCCCACTGTTCCCGTTGTTCCCGCCCTGTTCCCTCTTTTACTACTATTTATTTATTTGATTATTAATTAGTTATAGAAAGCGGGAACAGCGGGAACAGAGGGAACACATTTCGCAGTTTCAAAACGGAAGATCATCCGGACCGCCCAGTTTTACCGGACCGCTCGAATCACCGTTTGGCGGTGGCGGTGTCCCGCTGTTCCCTTCACTGCCGCCCAGGTATATGCCCATCGACTTCAGCATCTCGTAGTCGAAGCAATAGCAGCTCGTGCGATTGTCTTTAAACTGATGGCTGCCCACCAACCCAACAAATGGTTTACTGTACTGCAGGTAGTGCATAAGTGAGCCTTTGTCCATGGGTGATGCGTTGCCTGAGTTCTGCCGCCTGAATGCCTCTCGATACAGCGGAAGTATTTTTGTGAAGCGTATAAAGATCAGCTCGGTAGTTTTGGGTAGCTCTTTGATAACATTCTCGCGGTTCACTGTTACGAGCACCGTTTTGCGAGTGTCGAAAACAAAGTCTTCGCCTTCCTTAATACCATCGTTACCCTTACGCGCCAGGAACATCACGATATCCCAGAACTGGTTCGTTTCGTTGCTGTTGGTGATCAGGCTCATTTGCTCCTTGATGTTCTTCACCAGGATAAGCTTCAGCTCATCGTAGCTATAGGGCAAATGCTCTTTAAGTTTTTCCTCGAGTACTTTTATGGCGGTTAGCGCGATCGCTGCGTTGCGCGCTATACGGTCTTCAACATCAAACTTCTGTGCGGTTATTTCCTTCATCAGATCGTTTAGCACATCATCGAAAGCATCGTGGTACTTCTCTTCAATAAGCTTTCTAAAGTGCATGAAGCCGGCCGTTATAAAGGTGAGCCCGCCTTCTTCCATGTTCTGCAGATCTGCAAATAACTTTTTCTCTTCAGCGGTATATTCCGTTTGGTGGAACTGCAGAAGTATAACACGTTTAAAGAGTGCGTTGTCTGCAATCGGAAGTTCCTGGCCGCTTATCATAATGGCTCGGTTTACCTGCGTGCTCTTGGTGCGCTTCTCCGAATCTTTTACCGACTTCTTATGGCCGACACCATCGTACGCGGCTTTGATCGCCTGGATGCGTTCGAACGGTATACTGTTGCTATACTCATCGCACCATGCCGGGAAATTTTTGAAGTGCGAGAACTCGCGATGGAAAGCTACTGCGGTACCAGTGTTCAAGTTGAAGGGCTTTACCAGCCCAGTAAATCCGAGCGATCGTATACTCCAACCCACCTGGCTCTTTCCGGTACCAGGAGGACCGAACAAATGTATATGCGGAAAGAATTTGAAGCGTTGATATATAACATCGCGGAACAGCGCAGCTATATACCATGCGAGCGCGATCTTACCGTTGTCTTTGTGAACCTTGCAGAACAGTTCTGCCCATTGCTTGAGGCCCACATCTCCGTTCTTCTCTTTGTAGATAAACTTCTTTTCGTCTTCCCACTCTTCGCTGTTCTCGCGAATGATGCAGCTAAGCGGCTGTATAAAAAAGTTCTTCTCACCAAGCTTTACAAAACCATACTTATCGATCGGATTAAACTTGCCGTTATATGCTCCGTTGGCAAAAAGAAAATATCCTGTATAGTGCCAACCGAGGTTTTCAACTTCATCGAAGGTTAGCATCGTGTCGTATAGCTTCGCGCGGATCTTCTTCAGGTCGGTGCCAACGCCATCGTACTGAAAGTTACCAACGCTTTCCATAAATACCGTGAACTCTGTTGGACTAGCAAATGCCTTCGTTGGTACTTTAACCACCTGGTGATAGCCATGTATATTTTTGATTTCAACCAGGCGAGTAGGCTCTATTTCACTTGCAATCAATCCGAGCGATTTGATAGTAAAGTTTGTGATAGGGGAGCAGTAGTATGAGCCCATGCCTTTTTGCTCTTCACCTCCTTTACGCTTGCGAACTATATATATCCTTCCCTTGTGCTCGATGTGCATGTACTTTCTTATGTCCCACTTCACATCGTCCCAACGTACGCCTTCTGGTAAGTCGTAATCGTAGAAGTCAGAGTCGGCATCGAGCTGCTCTTTTGGTTCTTCCGTTGCTGCAGTGGCCTTGCTCCAGGTAGGTTTAATATCCGGGCGAATTCCATCAACAATGGCATCGCCTATATCATAACCATCATGTCGATCCGGAAACAGATCTACTACGTGGAAATCATCAATGTGCTCGATCAGGTGGCGAACAGACGATGGCTTAATTATACCTTTATCGTCTTTACTTAAGCGCGAGGCCTTGTCTGCATCGCACAGCCAGTATACCGTGCGGCCTTTCAGATGTTTTATCTTGTCCGGCCGGCCATCTTTACCATCCGTTAACCCATTATTACTTCCACATGCTACCCAGTGAAATTGCTTGTAGAAGAAGCTCGCTATCACTGCTGTTTTTTCGCTCTCAACAACACACACCGGCATGTTATCAAGGTCGCGCGGCAGCAGGTGCTCGCCATAGAGACACATTTGATATTTTTCTACTACTACCTTACCCCCCGAAAAATTTTCGCGATCTGGCGACTTGGGGGGGTGTGGGGGGGTTTTAGGATTTTTGAGACTATACGAGTCGAAGTTCTTATCGCGGTGGCCGTCTTCCTGGTACTTGAACCATTTTAGGTTTACAACTTCGTTGTTGAAGTTGCGGAATATATATACCGTTAGATCTTCTTTATCGCTATATACACCCCAACGCAGTAAGTGCTCATTGGGTATGAGCAGCTTCTTACTGCAGAATGCATGAAGCGGACTAATACAGGTTTTTGTTTTATTAGTGATGTGCCCGTAAACCGATTCATCGGGAAACTTCTGCACCACTTCGGGCGCTGGCACCGGTATAAATGTTTCGGCCTTCTTGGCGGCCAGCTCCGGATCTTCGCTTGGGTGGCTGTGGTAGCCACAGTTTGCTTCCCGATCGCACCGACCGAATTTATACACGTCTACAGGCGACTTCGTTTCGTTGTCGATATATGCAACGAACTTCTTTTGCTTACACTGCGGACAGATATATTTCTTAGACGATGAATCGAGGCCGTACTTATACTGCATGTGGTTGTTTTAGAAAAAGGTTAAAAAGTAGTGGGGTTGGATCGGGTCGAATTACTTCTTCATCTCCTTGCTCACTTTCAATTCCAGGCTTACCATGTTGAGCAGCGTATTTACTGAGTTATTGATCGTCTTCGCCTGGTTGATATACTCTTTGTTCTCCTGCACTTTTTTGATGTTGTCCAGGAGAATGTCCTTCAGAGACGTTATGGTCTTCTGGCTCTCGGTTACGATCTGCAGCGCCTGTGTATTTTCATCATCCACCGCTAAGCACTTGTCAATGAATTGTGTTACCTCACTAGCATTGATCGTTATAGGGGCTTTATCTGTTATAATCTTGATCGTTCCCTCTTCAGGCTCGGGGTAGTAGTCTTTAATGCGAATGTGCTCTTGCTTGTAGATATACGTTTTGCTAAGCATCTTTTCGAGTCTCGTTGTCTCTTTCATTTTTGATTTTTCGTTTTAGGTTAAGTTGTGTCCGCTTCAATTCAATTAGCTCCGGGGCCCCTTGTATAATTGCCTTCCGAAGTTTTTTGTCTCCCTTAGCAAGCCGGCCGGCCACGTATTTATCAGATAGGTTACGCGATGCGAGTTGAGCTTTGTTAGGGTTGTAGTTTCTGCGCGCATTTTCTGCCATCGATATGCACTGCAGGTTTTCAAGAGTAACATTCATGGTATCGCCATCAACGAACGTTACAATGTGCTTCGATGGAATAGCACCATGGTGTTGCTCCCATAACCAGCGATGATATAAAAGCCACTTGCCTTCTATACGGATGAACTTGTACGGCTTGTCGTTTCGGTCTTTATGAGCTGCACGAATTGTTATAGCCCCATCATGCAGAGTGTTGCCAGGTACCATACCTTTCTTGAACTGAGTAGCAACTGTTTTGGCATGGTAGGGTTGTGCTCCCTTCATGCGAAAATTCCAGGCACGGGCGCCTTTCTTGAAACACCCTTCATTCTTCTTCGATAACTTAAACTCACGTTTGATCGATTGGATAGATGCCTCTGATCTACCAGTAATTTTTGCGAGCTCGTGATTGGTGTACTTGATATAGTTATCGCGAATGAAATTTCGCTCATCTTCAGTAAGCGCCCGAATGTTCATTTTCGCTCGGTTGTAACCAGGAGCTTTTCGAAGTCGGAGTTTTAGCGCTTTAGCTTTTACTGCTTTACTCGATAGTCCAATTCGCCCAGCTATAATTCGAGCCGGATTACAGGGCCACAATTCACGAAGCTGCTGCAACATCTCACTACTCCACACTTGCTTCGGCATAAATAAGTTTGTTTGCTATTGCTATAGGTATATCTACCTGCAGCATGTTTTGAAAATATATGCAGCGTGCGTTGCGTATAACCGATAGCTTCAGGTTTAGTGCTTTGTAGTCTATAAGCAGCGCACCTATGTCTGCCGATCCGATATCGTACAGCACAATGATTTTACTTGGTGACACTACCGTGCATTTATATCGCCTGTAGCCATCGGGCACCTGGTTGCTTGCTATCGGCATGAAGTCATCGCACCAGGCGTGCGCGGCTTCAACCCAATTAGGAAACCGGTACTCGGCCAACTGGTGCATGCGTATATCTTTATCGGTAGCGTTTATAGGCTCACCGCAGAAGCGACAGGTATCGAGCCTGTCGCGGTTGACGAGGAAGGTTATCGTGTGGGCTTCCATCGCGCTCAGGGTTTAGGTAGGTAAGTCCATACGAACTCTTCAACCAGGTAGTCTGCATGGTCGGGGTATGCACGCCACTCTTTTTCATCGGTATCGTACCATGCCAGGAAGTGTTTGTTAAACTTCACAGCGTAGCACAGTACTTCAACAGTGTAGCCCATGTCTTCCACCTCGTCAGGTATCTCGGTGCTGTTGTGAAACTCAGCCATGGGCAACTCCTTTCTTGTTGTTGATGGATTCCCAAAGAGACTTGAACGAGTCAACCGGTTTTGTTAAGATATTATCTCTGTCCTGATAATCTTCGTAGCATCCAAGTAACTGTCCTCCGGTACTTTTAGGTACACCCGCTATTCCCTCTCGTATAGCGTCACCATCAGTAATATCTTTTAGTCTTTCAACACGCACATCGGTTATCTGCAACCAGATGCGCGCAGCCTCTTTGGGCATGTGTATAGATGGCCTTAACCGATGGTAGTCGCTCACGGTATAACAGTTTTTGCGACAAACTTCCGGACCGGTTGTGGTATCTGCGTATTGATAATTTAACGACTCCGGCCCAAAGGGCTGGGTGTAACGGAAGCTTTCACGTACCCAAAGGATATCTCCGATTTTTCCGTAAGGGCAGCACTGAACAACTTCTTTGAGAAAGTCTTCTTTACTAAGCCATTGCACCAACGATATTTTAGATTTCGACTCGTTAATCCAATTATACCAGCCATCATTGATGTGTATCTGCGGGTCTAATACTCTACGGGTTATCGTTTTTCGGCCGGCCAGCAAAGCGCTTACCATTTCGGTGCTAAAGAGTATAGGTCGTTCAACTTCGCCAACACCTGGGCGGCTGGTTGTGCTCAGCACTTTGAAGCTTAATACCCACACCCAGGGGTTTGCATTCCAGCTATAATCAGCCATGACTTGCCTCCTTTCGGTACGTGCATGGTATAGCCTTGAATGAAGCCGGCAAGGGCGTGTATGGCTCGTGCTGGCTGGCCATAACAATGGTAATGTTATAGGCCACGCTAAACGCTTCTATCCAGGTATTGCACAGCGGGTCGTTAATGCCGGTATACTCATCAATAAACAAGTGATTGTTCACTACGTTATCGAGTATACGCATCGTGCTTTGATGCAACACGTCATGCCACATTATCGGCTTGTAGTGAAGGCCTCGCTTTGCAGCATAACGTATAATCTCCGTTGTCTTTCCGGAGCACGGAGGACCGTAGTATACTTTAACACAAGGCTTGTGTGAAAGTAAAGCTTCAAAGCGTTTACGAATACCTATTAGGAGATTCATTATAGGCATCGGATCGAGTAGATTAGCCATGGCTCACCTCCTTTGTCTCTGGAAGGTTGACAAGGAATCGAAGTGCCATTGCTCCAACTTGAATGCCTTCTTTGTGCATCTCGATATACTTGCCACCTTCATGCTCGTACTGAATGGCTGCCCTGATCAGCTCACCGGCTTCTTCGTTGATAATGGCCGCGGCATAGATATAGTCTTGTCTACAGTCATTTGGTTTTTTATCTGAGCGTACCGGCCATGATGGGTTCTTGGCTGCAGCCCGATCGTGTTCCAATATGACGTTAACGAGAGCACGTTTCTTCTCTATTGTGAGCGACTGAAATATCGCATCACAATGTTCATTTGTAAGCCTATCCATTACTCACCTCCGTTCCCATTGTTGGTGCATCAGGTATATTCACGTATGAATGCCTGCCGGCAACCCTATCATGTATCATCTTCTCAAAGTCAGCCAAGCAAAGTTGTGGTGTACGTGCTGTGGCAAACAGACCTCGGGTGATATAGCGTCCGTTGATGGGTTCATACCAGATGTATATATAGCTTACTGGCGTGTTGTCTTTCAGCTGCGTTAATTCTACATCTACTTTAAGCCTATGATCTTTCTTGATCTGCTTATACTTCACTAACAATGCGTGTGCTTCTTTGAGCAAACGCTGAAGTGTATACACTTCGATTTTCTTTTTAGGCATGTGCGTTACGTTTAGTTTTGGTTTGTGATATAGTGGGGTTGAGTAAATCGAGTTCGTGCTTCTTTACCTTGAGCTCGGCCCTTAGGTTCTTCAGGTGTCTTCGCCAGGTATATAGCTGCGCAGAGCTAACCAGGCGATTCAGTTCGCGCAATTGCATCTTTACGGTATCTATACTTGCTTCAAGCGCTAGTATTCTCCGCTGTAGCTTGTCTTCTTGCTGCGAGCGCATGGCTTATGCTGGAAAGTCTTCCTGGTCGCGATGCAGTACACAACTCGATGTGCAGGCGCACTGGCCGTTTTGGCACTTGGGGAAGCGTTCAACTTTGGCGGCTCGGCCGGCAGCTTTGATCTTGCGCAGGCTTGCTTTCAGTTCAGGGTCGCTCTTATCGCCATAGAGCACCACGGTTTGCTTTTTTATCATATAGGTAGTAGTAAGTAGTAGCAGGTTTAAAAGATGCCGGTGATTAATCGCACCGGCACGATGGGCTCCTTTCACGAAAGGAGTATATCTTCATCGTAGTCGATTTTTTCGGAAGTGAGATTAGCCCCGCATTCCGGGCACCATATATGGCAGCCTGTGCCATGGCATGAAGAGCACTCAATTATCGATTCACCTGGTGCGAAGTTGATTGCATCATCTTCGTACTCGTCTTCAAAGCCATCGTCACAATGAAGGTTGTCGCAGTCTCTTCTGCGTATGCGATCGTGGCCACACTTCGGGCACGATACTTCCATCTCGTCAAAGTCTTCGAATGACATATCAGAACAGGATAATTCTTAGTTTGACAAGATTTTCATTTACTGGCTTGAAATACCAGTCGCATGATGTACGCTGAAGCAGGTAAGTCAGCTTCTGTACGTCACTATAATTGAAGTATGGTGCATGAATCTCGATAGCATCATTCACAACAAGCAGCATTCGATCGCTCTTGTCTATAATCTTTCCGAGTTTTTCGATGAAGTCACTTTGGCTTGTTCTCATATCAGTTCAGGTTAGGCTTTACTTCGCTAGCGAACACGATCTTAACTATGCCGAATGGCAGGTATATCTTCTGAAAACCATCTACAGGTATAAATCTGCTGGCTTCTGTGTATAGTTTACCGTTGGGTGCGATGTACATATAGATGTAAGTTTTTGGTCGTTTGTTATAATACAGGTGTAAGGGTATATATATAGCTGCCGCGTGAGTCCTGCCGGCATGCGCTATAATTGCTTCGTGATTTGTATAGCTTTTTTCCGAAGTTGTTCCTGGGCAGAAATGGATTCTTGCACTTCTTTAGCAAGCTCCAGGAGAGCTGTTTCAACCTCCAGGTTGGCCGTGCCATTGTTGAGCACATTAGCTACGGTATTGGGGTGGCACCTTGCACGTTCAGAAACGATTTTCCGATAGTCGATACCTTTCAGAATGCGAAGAAGCTTCTGACGGGTCTTGTCATCTATGACACTTTTGTTTACCATTGTGATGTATTGTGATGTATTGTGATGCAATGTTATGTAAAACTGAACACTAAAGTCAAGTTTTTCAGGACAAATATTTTAAAACCCTTAATGGACGCTAGAAAGAGGATTATTTACGCCTTGGATAAGTCAAGGAAAACACGCCAAGCTTTGGCTGATATGCTAAAGGTCGGTAGAGGCGCTGTTAGTGATATGCTGAATAAGGAGGGTGAATTTGATAGTTTGAAGTATCTGGAAGCAACTGCTGAATTAACTGGATTTAGTTTCCATTGGCTTCGCACGGGTCAAGGTCCAGAGGTAGATAGTTCAGAAAAATCGAACATGGTTAACGAGCCAGAGCCAGTATATCTGAACAAGAAGGTTGAGGCTTTGGAGAATCTGGTAGAAACGCAGGATAAGACTATTAAGCTGCTTGAAAAAACAGTGGCTATGTTAGAAGAAACGATTAAGCAACAGAGTAAGGCCGGGGTATAAAACGGGAGCCCATCCAAACCACCGCGGCCGATGTGCTTGTATGAGGATAAATAAAAGGTTGTAGACTACAAAAAGTTAGTTGAACGGGCTCCGTATGGATGAACAGAGAGAATTTTTTAAGACCATCATTAAAGAACATGGTCTGGATGAAGAAGTAATTTTTAAAGCGCTGCATGACACTCTCGAATTGGGGTTGGTAGACTGGGGCGATCATCGAGAGTTAATAGAAGCTATACTATATAGCCCAGATGCACGAAATATATACACGCTGATAGCCAACTCGCACGTGATTTTAAAGCCACTGCAGGACTGGATAACGGTAGAGCGGCATTGGATCGTGTATAAACGTGAAAGTATACCACCCTTGGAATACATCGAGCGCAAAAAGCGATGCTACCAGGTGTTGAATTTTATAATAGCAGTTAAACTTTACTAAACCCTTATGGAAAAAGACGGAAAGAAAGGCGGTAGCCACATCAGCAAAGATGAATTCAAAAAAATGTGCGATCGCTACGACAAAAAGAACCCTGGTAAGACTCGCGCGGTGATCTTTAACAAAGATGTGTTCAAGCGCATACTCGAACACGGAGAGACCGATAGCATCGCTATATACTTCGGTGAGTACGAAGACGACACTAACACGGTAATGGCGATAGGTGTATCGGCAAAGAACGAGCTGCTTTACGATACTGGCGAGAACAAAGGCAACCCTTGCCCGCCATACTGCCCATAATTAGATGTTTGATACCGTATCGATATCGAGCCTCAGTGTAATTATACCAGCTTTGGTAGGTGTGCTACTATATGCACGCCTGCCAAAGCCGGCCCGCATCATTACCTGGTTGCTGTGTGTGTACACTATAGCAGAAGCTATAGCGCACTTTGCACTGCGCCTCAATGGCATTAACAACTGGTGGGTATACTTTGGTGTAACCATCGCAGAGTTTGCCCTGGTGACGATGTTCTATAAGTCAATTTTCAGACACGAATACGCGCGCAAGGTGATAGTATGGCTTGCCTGGCTCGGGTGGGTGGTAACATTTGGCGAGTACGGAATACTAAACGAGGCCATGGGACCTATATCCATGCTCTACAGCTGCACATTTTACTTCGCTATGAGTCTTTGGGCATTCTACGAGATCGTGATGTTGGAAGGTCCGGAAGACTTTGTATGGATAAATGTAGCCGTTATGCTTCTCTTCCTGGGCAGTGCCGGCTTTTTCAGCAGCTGGTACTTCATGAAAGCCGACTTACATCTGTTCAAGCTGTTTACCCATGTGCATGCATACTTGCTGTTGGTATGCTATTTACTATTTACCCTTGGCTTATGGCGCTCACGTTCATCATCATATTGACCTTCGTAATCCCGGCCATAGTGATAGCGATTATCGTGGCTGTCTATCGGCATTACAAGCGCGAAGTGCACCAGGAGCGAGCCGAAAACGAGAAGCTGATAAAGGCTTACGAGGATCTCGATGCCACCAAAGACTCTGTAATTGAAAAATTAGAACGCTTACTTCCCTAAAACCATGACCGAAGAAGAGAAACAACGCATAATCGAAGCCGCGATCGCCAATCTTGGCAATCTCGCAACCCTAACTGCTTCCAAATCGCTTTTGTATGTTTAGTCAAGTTGCTGTTTGTGAATTAGTTAGTGTTTTGTTCTGGTGTCCCGTACGGACTACACAGATTCGAATTCTTGAAAAAATCCCGCTTTTCTACATGGAAAGCGGGATTTTTTTCATGGTAGTGCTTCCGAATTGCTTCCTAAAATTAAAATCGAACCTACGTGAGTTTTAGCTGTAAAATCATCTTATCAGAGTATAAAAAGTCGGATGGTATGCGGCAGGTATTACTACAGGCTATAATTGATCGTAAGCGAGCGAAGATTAACCTCGGCTTTTATATACGTGAAGATCACTTCAACAAAAGACAACAGTGTATAAAGCCATCTCATCCGAACGCCAAAGAGTATGATGCTGAGTTGTTAGCTGCTATAGCTAAAGCGAATAGTATAGCATCGAAATATAGGTTGACAAATAAGCTGTTAACGCCTGAAGAGTTTCGTAATGAGTATACAGATCCTTCTGATGGAATGGATTTGATCAAGTTTATAAAGCACGAATTAGAACTGAAGAGATCCTCAATATCAGAGAACACGTACAAGCAGCACACAACGGTACTTAATCGACTAAGGTTGTTTAAAAAATCTATACCATTCAAGAACGTATCCATAGAGTTGATGCAGAAGTTCAAGACTTATCTGATTAGGGACTGCGGAAACATGAACTCGACAGTAGAGAAGTTGATGAAGATAGTTAAGCAGTATATAAATGATGCTCGTAACAAGGGTATAACTGTTGCTGATCCATTCAAAGTAATTAAGATTAAAACATTCAAATCAAACAGGGCATCTCTTTCTGAAGATGAGTTGATATTGATGGAAGAATACTACGACCGCGATGATTGCTTGCCGAAGCACAAGAAATTACTTCGATACTTTTTATTTAGTTGCTACACAGGCGTTCGCATATCTGATATATCTAAAATCAAGTGGAATAATATTCATGACGACCTTCTGATATTCACTCCAACGAAAACCAGAAATAAACAGAAGCAGGTAACCATACCACTGCTTACAATAGATAAGAAGTATTTACCACCATTCAGACCGGGTAACGTACCCATCTTTGATACGTTCTCTGACCCAAAAAGCAATGAGTATATAAAAGAAGTTGCTGACTTGCTAAAGATAAAGAAGCGGGTAACGTACCACACGAGTCGGCATACATTTGGTAGTCTCTTCGCTGATGCTGATGGTAATATAGCCGCCCTCCAATTGCTAATGGGCCATGATGATATAAAGACAACAATGGGCTATGTGCACACAAGTGCAAAAAGTTTGATCAAGGCGAAGAAGAAGGTGTTTGGATAAATGCTTTCTTTTACTCAGCTTCACTATATAACTTAACTATATAAATTAAACGTTATGAAGTATCTCTACCTTACCTCCCTCGTTCTACTGTCAATCGCGTTGCATGCACAGCAGAGCTTCACGGCCCGGATCGGCCCCACTTACTCGCACATTCAAGGTACCGATGTTAGCTTCGATGAAAGCATCGGGTACTATGCCGGCATTGGCCTTCAAGACAAGTTCCATGATGTGGTTGGTATTAACCTCGATCTATACTTCTTGAACCAGCGGTATAGCATCAATGATGTTGACCTCTCTGTTCGTAGTATCAACTTCGTGTTTGCGGCAAATATATACCCGTTCAAGAAGGGTATATACATGATTGTCGGCCCGGAGTTTGGACATACTATACAGATTCGACAGGACGGTGAGAAATCGCCATCGGAAAAGCAGTACCGGTTCGGGTATGTACTTGGCCTCGGCCACCAGGTGGCTGATCGCGTTACGATCGAAAGCCGATTCGTGCGCGCCATCGACAACCATGGTCAGGGTTTTACCTATAACATTCAACTAGGATTGGTATATAAGATGCCTACAAAGCACTAAACATCTGCATCAGCCTGGATCTGGTTCACGGTGTTGATACCATCTTGTGTTTCGGTTACCACGTTAATCACTTTTATACGATCGATGCGCCTGTCTTGAGCCGCGACAAGATCTGAGATCAACCCACGCATTTCGACCATCGCATCTACCTGGCTATCGGCCGCTGCAGTAGCACTTGATCGAGTGTCTGCAGCGGCCGGTGTGTTTTGGAACGGACTCACGGGACCACCTGTAGCAAACTTGCGTGTATAGTGATCGTTAATTGCATTTAGTCTGTTAACTCCTATAGCCTTCGTTGCCTTTCTGCTAAATACAAACTCGTTTCCTTCAAGTTCAATTTGCTCACCTGTTGAATTTACTCTGGCCGGAACACCTCCCTGATCGTGACTAGGACCTTTAATAAGACCACCATCCGCATACTTCTGAGCATCGATCTGCGCCATGTTCTGATTAGCACGTATAACGGCAGCTGCAGTAAGTATACCGCCTATAATTGCGCTGTATGGGAATGGGAAACTGTTTGCATTCAACCAGATGTTTGCAATCTCACTAAGCAGGTTGATGCGCACCTTTGTCTTCTCGAATTTTTTAATTCGCTCACCGTTCTTCTTGCGCTCAACTTCTATCTGCAGCTGTGCAGTTTTATAGGCGGAGCTCTCTTCACCATACTGCTCTTTGATTCGCTCAAGACGCGCATCATTAGCAGCGTTCTCGCGCTCGATGCGTGCTATCTGTGCATCAAGGAAGGTGTTGCCGAGCTCCATGGCTGAATCGAACGTTGCCTGGCGTGCTTGCTTTATGCGCTCTTGTGTTTCGAGTTCGATACGGAGCTTCTCAGCTTGAATTTGCTTGTAGGTATCTGTCTCTTGCTGCCCGTTGTCAGTTAGTATTTGCAGCTGGCGATCGAGATATGCTTGTCTGTTCTCGATAGCAAGTTGATCGTACTCACGCTGTGCGATATCGCCATTCACCAGGCTCTCCATGAGCGCTACTTCTTTATCCAGGTAGTAGCTATCCCAGAAGGCGAGCTCTTCGTTGAGCGCAGCTTCTTGCTTGGCCTTACGTTCATCGATGCGTGCCTGCTCTTTCTCTGCTTCTTCTTGGGCGTACTTGTCGCGGATCTCTGCGATTTGCTTCTCGCGTACTTCAGCAAGTAAACTGAGCTGCTCAATGATCTGCTCTTCACTGCCTTTGAGTGCAGCAATTTTTCGAGCGGTGCCTATATCTATCAGCGCTATCTCTTTGTCCTGGCTTTCCTTCATTCGCTCGATGCGTAGGTCTTCCAGGTTAGTAAGTATAGCGAGTAACTCGGCCGCTTGTGCCTTATCAATCTCGATGATCTTATTACGGAACTCGATGCGTTGCTCGGTGATCTGTGCTTCCTTCTCAAAGCGCTGCGCTTCTAGTTCGGCAAGTTCTTTTTGCTGCTCGCGTGTTACGTTGCCGAGCGAATGTTCGAGGCGCATCTTCTGGATCTTCATGTCCATCAGATTAAGCTCCAGGTTAAGCAGCTGCTCTTGTGAGGCCAGTGCGGCACGAGCTGCAGCGCGTCTTTCGTCCCACGACTTAGTTTGGTCCTCGAGTAAAAACTTCTGTTGCTTTATCTGCAGGTCAAGTTGCTTGCTGCGTTTTATCTGATCGATCTCTGCTTTCTCGATAGCCTTTTGCAGTGCATCGATGCGCTGGCCAATCTCCCATGCACGTTGTGCCGCTGCCCAAGCTTCCTTCGACATCTCCACTATAGCTTTACCTGCAGCCTGCACTTTGTCAATTACATTCTCTACACCTAAAGCGGCTTGGAGTGCTGCGTTACCAAGATCTTTGAAGCCCTGCTTCATATCACCAGAAAGGATCTTCTTGATGGCCGGCCATACCAGTGTGATAGCCTTGAAGCGGTTGAGTATATTATCAAGTATAGCTTTACCGAGGTCCTTTATAGCCTGCATCGGGTTTTCCAGGGCGGAAGCAAATTGCTTGAATACTTTGCCGCCCAGATCTTGAACCACCTTCATAAGCGCCTGGAACACGGCTTGCAACGGTCGGGTTACTGCTGTGAGTTTATCTATACCTTCCTGCGTGCTGGTGAAGTATGCAATGAGCGAACCGAGCAATACGATGAGCGCTCCTATACCGGTGCTGATGATAGCGCCACGAAGCAGACCGAATGAGTTTGAGAGGCCACCCACACCTTTGGTAACAAAGCCGAGGTTCTCACCTATACCTTTAAACTGGCCTGCAAACGGAATGAATTTATCGAATGAATCCTTGAGGGTATTGCTGGCTTCGGTAGTGCCTTTAATCTGTGACTTAATGCCGGACATTCGTTCTTCTACCACGCGCAGATCTGCGGCTTTCTTGGCGAATGCTTCTGTACCAGGTCTAAGGTCTTTAAGTTCTTTGTTGAGGGTGTTGGCTTGCTTGCCGAGCTCCTTTAACGTCTGCCCGGCCTTAGCTCCATTACTCAGCTGTACTTCAATTTTTGCTTGTGCCATGGTATAAAATTCCATGGCTGCGAGGGGCTTTCTTAGGACACTGCTGTGCCTTTCGAGATTGCTTCTGCAAGCAGGTTCTCTACATCTTTAGCGTATGCAGAAAGGGTATCAACGTTAAGGTCGCTGAGTAAATTTCCGAGCTTGGCAGCGTTCTTCCACTTGCGTGGTTTCCAGGTGTCTTCCTTGCGTTTGTTTTTGGCGATCGCCCATACTATACGTTCCTTCTGTTTCTCGATCGGTAAGCGTGAGGCAGTGCCGTATTCGTAACCGGGTATATCGCCCAGGTCGGTAACTTTGGTTTCCGCCCACTTCTTCAGCTTCTCAATATCCGGAACCTTCGTCCACTGCGGATTTTTATAGCCGAGGTAGAAGCCTTGATCGGCATAGGTAAGTATGATTTTAGGAGCTTCCAGATCCGTAGCTGGCACCACCAGAATTTTCAAACTACTCTCAAGCTCACCACTGTTTTTATACTGCGGTGTGTTGAGTACAGCCTTTACATCAGCGAGCAAACGCGCTGCGTACTTCTGTGCGATGGCATCGAGCTTTTGCTGAGTGATCTTCGGTATCATTTCATAGTAGCCAGCTCGGCATTGGTTACTTCTATACCTCCGTTGGTAATGCGAATGTCTAAGCTCTTCACTATATAGTTGCTTCGATCGAAGCGTCTCTTCAACTCCCAGTTAAAGTATAACAGTCTTCTTAACGGGAAATTTACTTTAAGCTTAACGATTAGCCTGTTCTGATCGAACATGCCCCAGTATTGCCAGAACTTCGTATATAGGTTGTTGCCTGGATCAGTAAACGACTCGTTGATTGTAACACCGTTTATATCGGCCTTCGGAAAATTGTATGCACCATTGCTTTGTATACCCTTATAGTGAAACACTCTCAACCCAAACTCTTCAGCATTCTTTCGGGATACGTA